TTAAAAATGTATTGCTTAGCCTGAGCCGCCAATAAAATTGCTTTGTACGCTCCCCAAGCAATTACTGCTTTTGTTGCTAAACTTATAATCGTAGATAAATTTTTTGATAAAAAATCCAGAATTTTACCAAAAGTTCCAGTCGCAAATCCACTTGCGTCTATCCCTAGTATGTACTTATCGAATGCGTTTTTTAACTTATCTATTTTCGCTTGAAGGGTTTCATTTTTCTTATTGAATTCGTCTATAATTGAGTCTGTATTTTGAAGTGACGTATTCGCCTGAGTAGTTCGTAAATTCAATAGGTTCATGTTAGAACCTAATTTTAAAAATACTTCACTCGCCCCTGCTCCGTCTAGTTTTAAAGCGTCCAAGGCCTTTGCGAGTCCTACGGAATTTCCTTTGAATTTTTTTGTGCTTTCAACTACCTTTTGGAATGCAGCAAAAATATCCGTGTTTATTAAATTTTCGAATTCTTTCAAAGGGACCCCTGCAAATTTTGCAAACCCTTCGGTATCTTGTGCCATTTTCTTTAAAATACCACTTACCGCAGTTCCTCCCCTTTCTGCGTTTACGTTCAACTCCTGAAGCGTTGCCGACAAACCTAAAACCTGACCAGTTGTCAACCCTAATGGAATACCGACGCCGCCAATACGTCCGGCAAAGTCTGACATTACGGGTGAGGTCGCGGATCCTTCCGCACCCAATACATTTAAAGCGTTTCCTATCCTTAACAGATCCTGAGAAACGTCGTCAGATTTTATGTCACTAAACACATTCCTTAAACCGCCAACAACTGAAGTTATTTCCTCAGCGCCTCCAGTAAATTCATCACCCAAAGCGACGTTTAGTTTATCAACACTTTGAGTGAAGCCCACTATGTCTTTGGAAGATATTCCCAACTGGCCCCCGATTGCTGCTATTTGTTGAAGGTTTTCAACGCTAGTTCTTGTGTCAATATTCAACAACTCCGACGCAAGTTTCCTTGCTTCCTCTGTTGTTATATTAAGGGTTTTAGCCATGTCCGCTGCTCCCTCGTCAAATGAGGCTAAAACTTTAACTGATTTTTGAGCAATAGCACCGAACCCGAACGCTACCCCGAAATTACTTAGGATTCCGGTTAATTTACTAACGGCCCCGCTATAATTACCTACATTCCTAAAGTTGTCTCCGACAGTCGAGTCAATTTTTTTTAGTGCCACGTCACCTTGCTGAGCGGCTTTTGTTACGTCTCTATATTGTTTTGATAGTTCTCTGTACTCTTTGGAGTTCCTTTTCCCGCTCTGTTCTAGTAGCAACATTTGCGCTGCAAGTTCTTTGGACTGGTTTTTAAGTTCTCGTGTGTTTTTTTCTAGTTGTTTATAGGCTGAGGACGAGTCCCGCGCTGCTTTCGCTTGTTTTTCGAGCGCTTTCGCTTGTCGCTCTTGTTCTTTTTGTAATTTCTGTGTATTGGTAATGGCTTGACCGTCCGCTTTGTTTTTTGCCAGACGCTGTTTTTCCTCCATTTCCTGCAGTTTAACGATCTGCTGACGTAGTTTTATTTCCTGCTCGTCAAGTTTAATGGAGTTGTTTTTTAGTTTTTGAGCACTTTCTGAGGCCTTAATAAAGTCGTTGATCCCTTTTGCAGTGTCGGTAGTGGCTTTTTTCAGATCCTCTGACAGTATTTTTGAGGACTCTTTCAACTCCTCATTTAAAGCGTTGATACTCTTTAACGTAGCGTCCGCACTTTCACGCGTCACTTTAAAAATGTCGTCTTCAACTATGTCAGTTCTTTTGATTTGCTTTGCCATATTGCTCCAATATATTAAAATACTCCACGACTGTTATTTCTTTTGGGTTCAGTCTATACCCAATCCATTTACTCAAATGAACAAGTGCCTGATCTATTGACATTCCTTGTCCGTTATTTTCCAGAGCGCTTTTTAATTCAGTCTCTTTTACTTCGATCAACGTCAGTTTAAAACGGTCCCGAGTTTCTACAAAAATACACTCCATTAGTGCTTTTTCTCGCATAAGTGAGAGTAATTTTTTGTATAATTTACTCAGTCCATATTTTTTTATGTACTGATCGTATAAATTTTGCCACGCTTCGGTGTCGTTTTCCATTTCCGCAGCCTCTGGATCGACATCCGTTCTAGTGTATATTACTTCTCCGTCTGAACACTTTATCCAATTGAATAAAGGAAACTCAGATAGGTCCGTAAAATAACTGTTCCATTTGTGCTCTGTACTTAACTGCGATTTCGTTAATAACCTTCTGTAAATTCTCATCTGTTAGTCCAATTATGCCTTCACCGTATTTTGTAAATAGATCGTCTTTGCCTTTGTTTCCGTTTGCGTCAATTACAAAACTATCACGTAATGGAGTCACGAACATTGATCTGTAAAAGGCTCCGGTATCGTTTAAGTTATAAGGATCACCCTCCTGCTTCCTCCCTCTTGTAATTAATTCGGTTACGTAAGAGTAGTACCCAATCACTTCCCCCGCCTCGTCAATTCCCTTCGCCGTCAACTGATCCTCTTTGATAAGTTTTAGGATCATGTTTTTTAATTCGGCAGTGAAACTCTGGATCCAAACTATGTCATCCGAAGGACCCATTTTAACCCTCCACAACATTTTAAATAGTTCTGTTTCCTCCAACATAACACAAAGTTAAAAAATTGACGGTTCTTTTTACATTTTTTTTGAGCGTCTATAACCCACTATTTATGTGTGTCCGACGTTTCTCTAATTTTTAATGTCATTATACTTGTGAGACCGTAAACTCTCTTAAAACGAAGGAAAACACGCTTAAATTTAATTTACGTTTTGATTAAAATATAAGCAAAAAAGCGACGTAAAATTAATCACGTCGCCTTTTTCTAGGTTAGGGTATTCGATTAGACTGTGCCCTCAGGCTCAACGTTAGCGATCAAAACCACTTGTTCCGCTTGTTGCTTTTCTGCCGTCGCTACCTCTTTTACACCTTTTTGTTTTGGATCATTCTCTTTTATCCAATTTTCAACAGACACTTTTACTTTAGCAGCGAGTGACGGTTTACTCTTTAAATAGTCTCCCAAAACTTTTTCAAACATTTTAATGTCGGTCAAATACGAGGCCATGTTTATGGAAAGTGACCCAACATTAAGTTCGAATGTTTCTCCGAAAAGAAACGAAACGGACCTTCTGGAGCGTTTTCCATTTTCTGGCAGCGAAAAGTATTTAATCGCATCGTTGATCGACTTAAAATAAGACATTCCCGTCTTATCAAACGGGATCTGTCTTTTATTTTGCGCTATTCTTGTAGCCATGTCTATAAAAATTAAGCAGCAGTGAATGTGTACGAAGACGTGAAACCTGCTTTTACTACGCTAAGCGTGTAAGAGTCTCCAGAAACAAACGCAAATGAAAGCGTGTAATTTCCTTCCGTAGGTAGGTTTTCAGAAACTGAAGCGATAGTTTCAACAGTTGCTGTGTCGTTGTTGTACAATTCGAAGTCAGACACAGTAGCACCTTTGAAAAGAATTTTATTCAAAGCAGTTCCGTAATCTAATTTCGCGTCAAAAGTAATTGACGTGTTCGCAACCTCAACTACGTCAAGGATATTAACGTCGATCAACCCTTTCAAAGTTGTGAAGTTAACTCCTGCCTCGTCTGGCGTTATCATGTACATAGTAGACTCGTCGAACAAACGATCAAAGTCGAAACCTAACATGATTTTTTGCGTAGTGCTATCTGTAGCGAAAGCGAATTTAGGATCCCATGAAGGGTTATCCACCGGAATAGGGTACAAGAAACCGTTTTCTTGTGATCCAATCAAGTTACCGTTAACGTCAACGATATAAATTCCAAAGTCAACACAACGATTAGCCTGCAATTTTCCTAAGAAAGTTGGAGTCGAGTCGTCAGCCCACAACTCACCTGCAAAAGAGCGTTTTCCTTGACGTAAAAATACCATACGTCCAGAGTTAGCCTCTTCAAACTGTGAGTCTGCTTTTGGAAGTTCTACGTTTTCGAACGCAGGAATAGGAAACCAACGCTTAGAAGCGTCAACCTCATTCACTAAGTCAGCCCATGTTGGAAGTGGAGCGTTTAAGTCAATTCCATTTCTCGTACCGTCATTTGCATACAACGGTAGGGCGATCATACTGCTAACCACTGAGAACAGAGGCACACAGTTCGGACGTCCAGTATTGGAAAGTCCTACATTACAATTACATCCTATAGCCATTTTTTCTAATTTTTAGGCGTTAATATTCAACATTTACAATTTTGCTTAAATTTTGTCAGAGTAACGTTTAGTTCAACTCCAGATAAGTTAGCGTCTAAAATGTTTTGAAACATTCCGTTTTCCTGCTCGACACCAAACCTGCTGAAGGTTTTTAACTTATACTCTTCCACCGCCTTAAACCTGCGGTCTTCGTTAACAACATTTAGAAACTCATTTACTAATTTTTGCATAGGTAAAACTACCTCGTGTCTGTGATCCTTAGTATAAAAGTCTTTTATGTTTGTCTCATCCAGAAAAAAGATCCTTAACGACGTTTCGAACTCTCTGGAGTCTCCGCGTCCATATCTTTGCTCTTCGATCGTTTCCAATAACCAAATAATGGGCGTTTTATTCATTAAATTACTTGAAGCAAGGGTCCATTCTCTGTCCGTCGCTAAGCGAGTTCCTGAAATATAGAACGGAGTCGGTAGTTCGTAGGTTCCTCCATTAAAAGGAGTTCCGATTGGAACAGACTGAGCCACTATGTAGTCGTCGTATCCTATTCCAGTTATCCTAAAACTGTCAGTTCCTGCAGTAATTACTTTTCCTTTACGTGCCCATTTTGTATTACAGAATGAATTTAAGCCAGTCAAAGGATCTAATTCCCCCGTTATCTGACCGTTAATCTGAGACACTAAGTCCCCAACTATTTCTGTAATTTCGTCCATTAGATCCAATAAACAAATGATTTGTCCCTCCCATTGTAGCCGGTGTAGTCTCCGCGTTTCGTCCAGATATAGTTTTGAACGCCTTTATAGGAGCGACACGCATCGTTATACCTCGTATACAACTGAGTCATTAATGAATTAACTTTTTCTGAATTTTCTCCTTTTGGAGTCAACATTCCTACGGCAGTAATTTGTGAAACCTGATCTTTCAAGTACTCGTAATAAACAAACCCCTTCAACATTTCTTTCACTCCGTCTGACGAAATAAGATCCGTTCCGTAGTCTACATTGAAAGCGTTGAATATATCGACAAAACTTGGAGTGATTGGCACTCCTCCATTTGCCTGAATATCCGCTATAAATTGAAGGCCTAAGTCAGCGCCCAACATTTCGATTAAGTAGCGTTTTTCGTACTTATCAATGTATTGCTGAATGTTATTCTGCGTATACATTCCCGCATGGAGTTCGAATTTTCCTCCGTCGAAGTCAGAAATAGTTAAAACGATCATTTATACAAGTTTTGCAAAACCTTTTTTTACCAATTCCTTAGCAATTTCTCCAGTAACTTCGTAAATTTTCCCTGCTTTTAAGTATCTAGCCCCTTCCCGAGCCTCCAATTTATACAGTTTGTTTACATTAAATTCCATTACTTCCTCGACCGCAGCCGTAGTTTTTTTTGCTTTTGTTGTTTTTGTTGGTTTTTCCGTAGCCATAGTATTAAAAATAAGAGGGGAGTTTTACGTCCCCTCAGTTAGTTAGATCAAGGAGCAAGTAACGCAGCCTGAGCCGTAGCGAAGTCTCCTTTTACGAACGCTCCATAGTGATTTACTTTCACGAAGTTAACCGCGCGTGCTTCACAAAGAACAGTAATTAAGTTTTTCGTAAAGTCATCGTTTACATATCCAACTTGGATATTCATTTCCTCACGTAGTCTCAAATGATCTTTGGACATGTCTCCAATATAAAATTCTCCCGGAACGATCAAGTTATTTTCTATAACCGGAACTCCGTAAATTGTTTTTGGAGCACCATACACCATGTTAATTGGGTATGTGTATGCACCGCCCTGATCTTTTGTTAATTCAAGTGCAGCAGCATCCGCAGGGTTCAATAAAATGTGTGTAGCCTCAAAATTTGCCTGAGCAATTTGAGCGATACCAACACGTAGAACGTCTGTGTAGTTTGCCGAAGGAATAGTACCTGCGAACGAACCTGCAGCCCAAGGAGTGGCGTTAAGGTCGATACCGGTTAAGTTAGATCCAATTCCGTCCCCTAAAAGGATTTGCTCGTCCATTTTCAACTCAACCAACTCCATTAATTCGTTGTTGATTTCGCCACGCATGAAAGAAACATCCGCTAACATTTCCTTTGAAACTTTGATAAAAGCAGAAATTTTCTTTACCTCCGCTGATCTTTCGATCAAATCAAAATCTGTCTGGTTTTTCTCAGCACCCTCTGCAGTCATTCCTGCCACTCCCGGATCTGGATTTGCTTGTTCGATCCAAACAACATAACGAGACGAAGTACCGGCAGCGTTAACAAGTTCTCTTAAAAACGATCTGCGACGTTGTACTCGTGTCAAACCACCCTCTAGTGTAGACAAACCAACTGTACCACCTGAGTAGTTGTTGTCGATTGTCATTGTACCTGCTGCTTTAACGTCCAAGTCAATAGTCTGACCTGACTTTAAACCTTTGATCGCGTCAATAGATTTTTCGTAAGCGTTTGATATAGCCTCACCCAAATTACGCGATATTTTCGCCTGAGTTTTGTCCTCTTTCAAACCTTCTACTAAACCTTCCAATTTAGCAATTTCTGTTTTAACTTCTGTTAGATCGTTTTTTTCTGCAAGTTCTTTTACTGCAGTTAGATCACTTTTAATAGCCGTAAGATCCTCTTTGGATACGAAACTTGCTGTTTTTTCGTTGATTTTTGCCTCGATACGGCTCACAACTTCCTCTGGTGTTAAATTTTGATTTTCCACTTTTTTTGTTTTTTAAAGTTTGTTAATTACTGTATTCCAATTAAAAGTCGGTAATTGGGTAGGCTCGATTACTTCGGAATGTTCTTTTACAAACGGTTCCATTTTGGCGAGTTCCAAAAACCTTGCGTTCAAAAATTTTAATTTCATTTCTAGTGAGTATAATCTTTCGTCAGATCCTTGACCTGCTGAAATTGACTTTACTATCGTATTAATTTCGTCGTGAATTTTTACAGCCTGCTCGATTTTGTCCTCAGACTTCGCAACTTCAACTGTATTTGTAAATTCGTTTGCTCCAAACATTACGGCTGAGCCTTCAAAAAGTTGCAGTTCTGTAATGTCGTAGTATGACTGATCGCCTAAGTCAATGTATTTTACTTTATCCTGAATGTATCGGAAGCCTATGGAGTGTTCACGAATTATTCCCTCTTTGTAGTCTGTTAGTGCGTCCATTCCGTCTGTGGACTGTGATAACTGAGCAATAGCGTATAAACCTTCGCTGTCCTCATTCAATTCTAAGAATTTTCCAATAGGTTTTTCCCAGTTGTGGTATCTAAGGAAAGCAATTTTTCTGTTTGAATTAGACTGAGGTCCTCGCTCCTGAATAGACTTACTAAAGGATCCACGTCTAATTATATCTGTGTCTGAGTCTTTAATGTCGAACTTTGAAAGATACATTGATACCTTCCTGCTGCCTTCGTCGAAGTCTTTCAACGTCAGTTGCTCGTTAGTTTTAACTGCGTACGCGTTAATATGTTTGAACATTTTTATTAGGTTTGTTACAAAAATAGATAAATTTGTATTTCAAAGCGAAATAAATGGAAAACAATTTTAACCCCTCTCTGTGGCGTTCATTTTTTGGAACAGAACTTTTTAACAATTCAAGCCGCTACATTCAACAATGGCAAAATCTTTCGAACCCATACGCAAACAGAACTTGGGGACAAAAAACGGCCGTTTGGATTGACACAACTTTTGCTTATAAACACTACATAGAAATTCCAGAACTTCGCACTGTAATAGATCGAAGGGCTTCAATGATGAGTAGTGGAATTCCAATTTTAATTGACTCAGACGGTAATGTTGTAGAACAACATTGGATATACGACCTAATTGCTAAGCCAAACCCAACGCAGTCATGGGCCGACGTTATTTACTCGCTTTCTGTTAACGACGCTTTGTGGAGTAGTTCGTTTGCTTATTGCCCGAAACGATCGTTTGACATTCGTAATTTAATCGTTCCTCTTGCCTCAGATCGCGTTAAAATCAATCTTTCAGGACGAAAATTAAAACAAATGGAGTCCGGGGGACTTATTGACTCCTTCAATTTTTCATATGATTCCGATACGAATGAAAAAATTCCTTTAGAGGACATGATATATTTAGTAACGACTGACGGTGTTAATATCGTTAATCCTTCTAGTCGAATAGAGTCTTTAAAATATCCTCTTTCAAATATTAAAGCAGGTTATAACAAACGAAATGTCCTACTTGAAAACATTGGAGCGATCGGTATTTTGTCAGCCAGAAATAACGACATTGGAGGAGCGATCCCAATGACTCCAGAGGAAAAAAGAGTGATCCAACAAGATTGGTACAGAAGATCTAAGGACGAATTGATTATAACTGAGGCTGAAGTTGATTGGAAACCTATGTCTTTTCCAACAAAGGATCTAATGTTATTCGAGGAAATGGACGCGGATCGAATGGCTATAATAGATACTTACGGTCTGAATGTTTACTTATTCTCACAAGATAAAGGAGCCACGTTTTCAAATGTTAAGGACGGTATTCGAATGGCATACACAGACACGATCATTCCAGAAACAGAACAAATGTACGCCGCTATTTCCCACCAGTTAGGGTTAACAGATCAAGGGTTCACATTAATTCCTGACTTTTCACATTTAGCCGTTCTGCAGCATGACGAACTGAGCAAAGCGACTTCAATGGAAAAAAGAGCAACTATTTTGGAGAAAGCACTCGCAGCAGGTATTGCGATTGACGAAGTTGAATACAGAGAATTTTTGGGGTTTAATCCTAAGAAATAACCCTATCTAAGGTGTTTAAACATTGATTGTATAAACATTGACAAACCTGCTGTGCAGTCCGGCGCGTCGTCGTTCTTATTTTTCCCCTCTTTACTGAAAGAAAACATATTTTCTATAAATTGGTAGAAACTCGGATCCTCTTTTTTAACGAAATTAAACGTATTCAATATGAACGCACTCTGCATGAGTATTCGAGTCATTTTATTTGTCTGGTTGTGAACTTGTAGGATCCTTGTCTTTGTGCTTTTCTGTAAATTCCTGCTGAACATAGCGCCCATGGAGTTAGACTCAACCCTGCAATAGGAAACGTTCCACTTATCTAATTTTGCCGCACATATCGGTATAGTTATGTCTGTATTGTCACGAGTAAAAACGTAGTCAACGCAATAAATTTGCGATCCAATAACGGCTCCAATTAAAAGCGCTGTATAGTCCTTTCCTTGATCTGCCACGTCAATGTAGGCAACCGCTCCTTCAATTCCTAGTGGACGGTCCCTCGTTACCAATGGCTTCGTAATTTCATTAAATTCCTGCTCTGTGATTCGTTTTAAGTCTGTGAACAGTCTACCCTTTAGATCCACCGGCTCTTGTTGATATTCCGCAAGCCAGATTTCGTTTGGAAGCCTTCGACGTTTCTCCAAATACTCCGCAGTAGTAATTACTGACTCACAAAAAGACTGATCGTTTTTGTCTAGTGCCGAAACAACGAGCGACTTATCGTATATTCCTGAGTCCATATTACGGCCTATAACGTCGTTAACACTCCAACGTGTTCCAATGTCTATTCGAGAGCAGCCAGACTCCATACGCGAGTCGTGAGTAGCCTCTTTCCATTGAATTATCCGATCGTTCACTGTATCGCTTAACGCGTCCTCTAATCCTCTGTAAAGGTCATCCGTTATAGCGACTTTTGTTGCTCCAAAACCAATGATCGTACCGCCCACACCTGCACCGAAATACGATACCATTTTTGCCGTATCTGTGTTCCATCCTCCTAAGTTGGCTTTATCCTCAGATAGTCTGGCTGTAAATACGTCACGAAATTTATCTGACTTCACGACCGCTCGAACGTCATACGAAAATTTAACGTACAAAGTCGCTGTACAAGTATTCCGCATAACTGACTCGGTTGGATATTTTCCTAACGTCCACGCACAAAAAAGAGTCGTTATGTAGGATTTTCCTGCTCGTGGCGGCATCGAAATACTCAGCGAGTTGATTTTTCCCTCTGCAATTTCCTGAAAAGCAAGGGCAATTTCTTTTAAGAATAGTCGATCCAGAAAGAACTCCTTGTCATAAAACAGACAAAACTCCCAAAAGTCACGACGCGCGAGTTCTTTTTTAAGGATTTTTTTAAGCCTCTGTTCCTTCGTTTCCATTCAGCAAGGCTCGAATTTCGTCCGTAGTTAATTCTGACAAGTCTGGATCACTCTTTTTAATTTCGAATTCTGAGCGTTCAATAAACCCTCGTCCTTTTCCTTTCGTTTTAAGGTAGAAAATTACAGCGGTCATGTTGTTTTCCTTCATTCCTTGGAAAAGTTGTGTCTCAGCGAAGTCTAGTGATATGTTTGTAACGTCGTCAACGGACTTTCTATACTGAGGATCTGAGTTGTACCAATCGTAGTGAGTTGATCTGTGAACTCCTGCTGCCTTGCAGGCTGAAGTAACGATCCCTAAACTTAATTCCAGAGCGTCCAACATTTTCTTTTTATTAGTGTCGGTTTTGTCGTTTTTCATTTTATTAAACTTAAAAATTCATTTCGGACATTTAGATCCTCTTTAAATAAACCTAAAAGTTTACTTGTCGAGGTCCATGTATCGTGTTTTTTTACTCCCCTCATACACATACAAAGGTGCTGAGCCTTCAAATGAACGGCAACACCACGAGGGTTGAGTTCTGCTTGTAGTTTTTCTGCGATCTGGGACGTTATACGCTCCTGATTTTGGAAGCGGTTAGCGAATAGGTCAACCGTTCTGGCTAATTTGCTTAGTCCAACGATCTTTTCAGCAGGTATGTAGGCAACATTTGCTATTCCAAAAAAAGGCGCTGTGTGGTGCTCACAAATTGAATAGAAAGGAATGTTTGTCTGGATAATCATTTCGTCTGTGCCCTCAGCGTCAAACGTCGTGAAATTGAATTCTTTCGGCTCCAGAAATTCACGCATAAATTTTATGTAGCGCTTTGGGGTTTCCTTCAGCCCTTCGCGTGTCGGATCCTCTCCGAGTGCTTTCAATATTTGTTGAAAATGAAACTCTGGACTGTTTACAGTATATTCCATATTTTGTGATTTTGTAGTGATAGTTTCCATTGTGGATTTTTCAAGCAAAGATCTATACAGTGAGCCATGTTGTCAGAGTTGATCGTGAAACCGTCTGAGTGAGGACTAATGTAGTAGTGTTTTGCTTTTATTTCTGGCTTAGGAATGTCCTGACCTGAATGTCTGACGTATCTGAGTTCTGTTACGCCCTTAGGGAAGTTCTTTTTTACTACGTGCTCTGCTACCTTTGGAGAAACACAGATAAAGTCTATTCCTTCCGGCGCTGCGTGAAGTCCTGAAGTTTCTACACATTGATAGTAACCTAATTTTGAGAAATAATGTACCATGTCTTCAGTTAACTGATCCAAAGGCTCCCCACCGGTCCATGTTATCTCTTTACATTCTGAGTTTAATTTTGTTAAATGTTTCAAAATTTCCTCCAGAGTCATTTCTTTTCCAGAGTTAAATTCTGTGTCACATTTAATACCTGCAGCGAAGCAGGCGTTTTTCGCTTTGCAGCCTTGTAACCTCACAAAAAAAGTAGGGGTTCCAGTTCTGGCTCCTTCCCCTTGAAGGCTGTAAAATATTTCGCTTACTTGTAGTTTCATTTTTGCGCGTTTTCTGAGTAAATTACATTTGAACTTTTCGTCTCCGCAAGTTCTATTTTAACGATCGGTAACTGTGTTTCTCTTTTGATCCTCTGAAAGAGCCAAAGAGCCATGTTTTCCGCTGAGGTCTCAAAAGGAAGTTTTTTAATTGGCTCCTGCACCATTTCCAGAACGGCCACAAGAGGATCGTTTTCGTATAGTAGGAACCAATGACAATAACTTTTAATTATAGGCTCCACAACCTTATCAATGTCACTGAATAGACACGTTACTCCGGCGTCATTCAATTCATTAAACTGAAATTGACATTTAACGTCGTATGTGTGGCCATGAATACGTCCACATTTTTCTCCT